TCAGGAGCAGGGTGGTTCCTGCTGGACAGCAAGAGTCGCTTGATAGAGCAATAGGAGAAGTAAACAGAGCAGTTGGGAAGAAGCCATCTTGAAAAGGACGCCGCAGTGAATCGAATCTCCGGAAGAACGAAGTGGAGTATCGCCGGGCTGGTTTTCACGGCCTTTGCCGCCGTTGCTGCAACAGTATCGATCAACGCCAGTTCGTATCCGTATAACCAGGTTGCAGTTGCGCAGAATTTGTCCGCCTACGAAATGGTGGAGCTGCGACGCGCCGGCCTTGTCGGTTTGGCGGGCATGTACCGAATCACGCATGGCATTGCGTCTTTGCCTGTCGGCAGCAGGATCAAGGTGACCTGGGGTGACGGGTCCGTCGAAGAAGCCGCTGTTACTTGCCTCACTGGAAGCCCTTGCGTCCAGCCCCTGCCGGGAACTCAGCAGCCGCCCAGCCGTGGCGGTGGAGGTGCCGGCGGTGGCAGCGGCGGAGGTGCTGGTGGAACCGGCGGATTTAACCCTGGCGGAGGCTGCTATGGAAGTTGCGGAGGAGGTGGCAGCGGGGTTGTCACGGTGAAACCCATCATCCCGGTCCGTCCGAAGTAGACCCATTCAAGCCCGACGACGCCGCTCGCCCTGTTCCATTGATTCTGGTGACCCCGGCCCGATTCGAACGGGCGACCTTCCCCTTAGGAGGGGGGCGATCTACCTATACGTACCAACGGTCAAAGGGCAATTTGTGCCAAAGTTGTGCCAAACGGGGTGGGCCTGGCGGCTGCCGCCACTCCAGGCAGTAGCTTGGGAAGCTCGTCAGGAATACATGCGTTTCAATGGGTTTCTCCTGATTTCCGCTCCGCAATGCGCCCCGTTGCAGGGTCATTTTTACCGAGAGAAACACAACATCCGCAGCAATTGCGGAGCGCGCCCGGACCTCTCAGACGCTCCGCCGAAGCTGCTCCAGTCCTGCCCTCACCCACGCCTTGGTGCGGACGTCCCTCGCTCGGGGTTTCGTCTCTGCCGGCAGCTTGCGCGGCTCAAGCGCCGCCTTGATCCGCTCGATTTCCCTCGCCCCGGCCTCGGCCAGGCGCCGGGCCTGTTGCCGCTGCTCGCGGGTCGGAGGCAGGCCGGGCAGTGGCGGCTCCGGTTGGATCGGGGTGCTGTCGGTCAGCCGGGCGACGGCCTCACGCAGCGGGAGCTCGGGGTAGAGCCTGGCGGCGCACCAGCGCTCGGCATACCGCTTCGCCTGCCGGACGTTGGCGGCGCGCACTTCCTTCACCTGCCACATCTTCTGGCCTTCCATCCATAGCCGGACCCCAGGACCGCCATCGGGCGTGACGCTGGCCGTCTCGCGGCCGTTGTACCAGAGCGCCCAGCGCTCACCGGTCTGGACCCAGCCAGCGGGAATCGGGGCGGTGCGGAAACCTTGGTAGCCGTGCGAGGGAAGCATGGCCGGGAGGATACGGCCAGGCGTCGCAGATCTTGCGAACGCCAAGCCCACGTTCCTGAAGCATTCGAAGTCGATCGAGGAAAGCGCCCTACTCAAAGCCGGGTCGCATCGAGAACGACCCGCCTCGGGCTTGCTCAACAACTGAACTTCGGCTCGCCGAACGTCTTGCGGAGAGAAGCGATTAGACCTATGTCATCCGTGAGATTCGTTTCACTCACATCAACATGCGGCAATGCGCCAATGGCCCCCACGACGACATGCTTGCGCACCGTTAAAACAGCGTCCAGCGGAACAGGACGCTCTTCGCGTCCGAAATCGTGCTTGCGACTACCACTTACCCAACCGGACGGTGTCAGGTGTTCGTCTTCCCACTCATTGCTCAATGACATTGTCAGCCTCCGTGTATACCCAACTGAAAAGTGGCCCCGCCCAGTCCGGGCGGGGCCGATTAATCACGCAGCCGGGAGCTTCGGAACGCCCGGCGCTTCCAGCAGTAGCCTGTCCAGGAACGGCAAAGCTGCAGGATCACGTTCGCGGAAGTACTGATGGGCCTTGTTGGGCAGCCAGACCTCATTGAAGTGAAGGCGGAATGCATGCAAATAGCCGATCGGGTACATCTTTGCATCGCAAACGCGGCCATCCGCATATCGCTGCCTGTAGGTGGGCACCTTCGACGTATCAACTCCTTGGCCACGAAGCCACTTAGCGAACATCTTGCCCTCAGAGATGTCCGGGACCATACGTTCGGGAAGCGTGTAACCGAGAGCTTCGAGTGGCGCGATCAACGAAATCGCCAACTCGCTCAGGATCGAGAAGTGCGTATAGGGCACCTTGTCCTTGTTAGCCAGGTAGCGCTGGATGTGATGCGGCAGCCCAGGGGCAGGCCCGCCATTGGGCTGTCGGCCGGAGAGCCATTCCCGCACCCATTTGGCAACAGCGACAGCGAACTTCGGAGAAAGCCACTGGGCCAGATGGGTTGCGACGTCCGGGTGCACCCAAGTTCCCTGCGGCCCGTTCCCCTTAACTACTTGAATTAGCTCGGAAACGGGATATCCCGTTTCCGCAGCCAGCTCGTCAAGGAACTGCCCCGTCGCTTCGAGACGACGGTAATCAAAGAACCTCTTCCCAACGGCCTGACACATGGCGGTTGCATTGATGTAACCATCGAGCTTGCGCTGCTCAATGAGGGTGTTCTCCATCTGACGATGGATAAGATGCAGCGACAGCTGCTGGGTGTTGCTGGTCATGTGGACTTAGCCTCTTGTGTTGCAGGCAAAGCCATGGCCTCAACTAGCGGAACTACGACGCACGTCACAAATCGTTAGTAACGACTGATTGACACATATGACATACGGCGTATGATTCGCTCCGTTACTTCTAGGTAAGTTGTTGCCACTGCTCGGCACTGCTTGCGTAACACCGCCCTGCCTAGTTGGCGCTAGGTGGGGCTTTTTATTGCCCCGACGGTGGCCGGGGAATCCCGACGGCCACAAGATAGTGAGGCGGTTCAGCCTCGTCAACGCCAAATGTAGTGAAATTCGGCAATCCTTTGTGCTGCAAGGGTTCCAGCATGGGCGCGCGGATCAATAACTTATGCGACGCCCATCCAAACTGCGCAGTCAAGTAAGTTTCGATGGTTATCAACAACTTAGCCATCCCTAATACACGCGCCGGATACACTCCTCAGCCTACGATCCGGCCATGTGCGGCCGATTCGTCCAGCTCCCCGTGATCGACTTCGGCCAGCCGGGGCTGGCTGACCTCGCCCCCGCCTGGCCGAGATTCAGCCCAGCCACAACCTAACTCCGACACGACGCTGCTCACGCGCCCCGAGTTGAGCTGCCTGCCACCCAGGAGCTTGCAGGACTCACGCCAAAGGACTTAGATCTGACCTAAGTCCTGGGTCACCACCTGCCCTTCCCGAAGCACCGTAGCAAGAAGCCGCCCCCCGGCCACCTGCCGCCCCACCCGCTTATTAAGCCATGCCGCTTGGATCTTGCCAGCTGCGAGCACATCAGCCGGAGCGAAGCTATCTGGCCTTCCGGCAAGAGGCTCTCCGGGCGAAGCTAAGCCACCCTCCAGCGGTTGCACAATTGCTGGCCTAGAGCTGTCGCTCTTGGCATACGCAGTAGCCACCATCCGGCCGCTCTTTGGCGACCAACCGCCCAGCACCAACTCCGTGCCCAACGCGTCCATTTGCAGACTCGCCTCGGCAGCCGCTCTCTCATAGCTTGGCCACAACTTGTCGATCACAAGCCCGAGCTCCTTTGTCAGCTGCTCCATTGTGAAATCGGCCCGGAAGCTTGCCTGGAGCGCGAGCTCGTAGATGCGAAGAAAGAACTGAGTGGACCCACGTGCCGCCAACACCAAGTTGTACTGCGGGATCAGCAGCATCTTTGCGCCGGACGAATGCGCTCCGGTGCGGGCGTCCTCCGCGAGGGTATCGACCGCGACCAGGAGCTGGTCAGGGCGTAACAGAACGTTGAGGATGCTCATAGCGGACTCGCTCAGAGGTCGCCAGACTATCGCCTTTCCCACCCCCAACTGTCGAGACCGTCATGACGACCGAAATCACGGAAACCCTCGATCGCCTCCACGCATGCGAGTCAGAACTTCAGATGCACCGCGGCTATCTCAAGGCAGCGGAATACGCGCTTCGAGTACTCACGCTGACTCACCCAGCACCCGAACGGCTCTCCGGTACTTGGCTGAGTCTTTTGCCCAGCATCGCCTCTAAGCACAGGCAAAGCGACGGCGATCTGTTCGCCGCCGCTCCAGCAGTCACTCACCGTGCTCACCGAGCAGATCGGGGAGCATCGCCAAGGGGATCAGGCGGCCACAGCGTAAGGCTCAACCAGCGAAGCTAGGAGATCCATAGCCGCTGGGTTTGCATCCTCGGCGTCGCCGCGCTGATTGAATCGAGTCCAGTCGGCTTGAGCCAACCGCTTCAGCTCTACCGGTTCTACCGGAAGCCATTTCATCGGCCAGAACGGCAGGCGGCGTTGCCCCACCCGGCCCCGCTGCAGTTCCACGATTCCGTTGTGGCTGCTCGCGCCCAGCACGCGGGAGTACGCCACTGACAACCCATCTTCCGGCCCCTCCAGGTACTGGAGGAAGCGTTCGCCCTCGAAGAGGAGCACCCCCGTAACCCCAGCATTACGGTTGAACCGGGCCGCGTCGTCCACGATCTGATCCAACTTTCCGTTGGACAGGCCCAGCTTGTCGCCGGCGATCTCCCCACCAGCACTGCTCACGTATACAACCGCCGTGATGGGCATTGCGCACCTCCTTGATGAGGCACGACCCTAACAGACGCGTGAGAACGTTTACGTGAGGTGGCGACCACTTGCACAACAATTCAGGAACGCGTGATGCTGAATGCGGACCTTCATCACAAGACGGAGGCAGCGATCAGGGCAGCATCCCCAAAAATTCTTGGTACACCGCAATGCCCGATACAGGCCTTTTCTACGTTCTCGATCTTGATGCAGTACGCGACCGCGATGGCAACCTCCACCGAGTCAGCGCAATCAGCGTCCGTTGCAACCACTGCAAGCACATCACCCATTCCAAGGCGCCGCAGCTGGAGACCATGCCAGGCGGCACGCTACTCGCGTGCGCCGGATGCGGCGAGCGTCAGGCCGTCAGCAACGCTCGCCTGGTTGAGTGCGACCACGTTCTGGGGCACACGCTACCCCAAGCAATGCCGGCCTGACTTGCCATGTGCGGCCGATTCGTTCAGCTCCCCGTTGTCGACTTCGGCCAGCCGGGGCTGGCTGACCTTGCCCACGGCCTGGCCGAGATCCAGCCCAGCTACAACTTGGCGCCCACGCAGCGAGCGTCGGTGATCCTGAACCGCGGCGAAGGCCGGCAGGTCACCCGGCTGGCGTGGGGCCTGCTGCCGTTCTGGGCCAAGGCCAAGGGCCTGCAGGGCTCGACCATCAACGCCCGAATCGAGACGGTGGCCACCAAGCCGGCGTTCCGGTCGGCCTTCAAGAAGCGCCGCTGCGTGATTCCGATGGCCGGCTACTACGAGTGGTCGGTGAGCCCGATCGACGAGAAGAAGGACCCCTGGTTCATCCACGCCACCGGGCCACTGCTGGCCGCTGGCCTGTGGGAGGACACCAGCGCGCTGCTGCCCGACGGCAACCTGGGCACCTTCACGATCATCACAGGCGACAGCAGCGGCGTATCGGCCGACATCCACGACCGCATGCCGGTTTGGCTACAGGCCGGCCAGATCGATGAGTGGATGGCAGCCAATCCGGACGATGCGATGGGGATGCTGCTGGCCAGCGAGCCACCCGCCATGGAGGCGTATCGGGTCAGCCGGGCGGTCAACACGCCGAGGAACAACCGAGAGGATCTGCTGCAGCAGGTCGCTTAGAACACAACGGTAGGGCTTCCCGTCTCCAGCGGCAGCTCCGCCTTCTCCGGCCAGGCGAACGTCTCCGGCTGCGGCAACAGCGCGCGCACCTGCTCCCAAGTCTCGATGTCTTCCGGCGGCGCCAGCACCAGCTGCTCCAGCGCCTGGTTCACGGCATCGCGCCAGGCGACCATCGCCCGCGCCTCCGCGCGATATCGGGTCACGCTGCTGTTGTAGTAGCTGGCGCACGACTCGATGCCGTCGTAGCCGCGCTCTACCGCCTCGGCGCGCATCCAGGCGAATGCTTGATCACGGATGTAGCGGTAGTGCGCGGGCGTGTGCAGCTCAAATCCAAGGCCCGGCGCAGATGCCGGCAGCGGCGTGTTCTGATCCAGCCATTCGGTCGGCCATAGGTAGTGACCGCGCGGAATGAAAGCGCCGGTTTCGATGCAGCGGATCACATCCGCATCTTCAGTGAGTTGGTACATGATCAAAGCTCCGCGTCTGCTGTGTATTCACCAGCAACAACGTAGGTGGCGGCGACAGCGTGACCGGTAGTGACACTGTCAACGATAAATCCGTTCTGAAACACACCCACAACCTGCATGGCGGTTGCGGCTCGCCATGCACCGCCTGCGGAGTCGTACCAGCGCCAGCTGCTTGCTGGGGTCAGATTTCCACCTTCACTGCCACCGTAAAAAGTGACGGCAGGCGCAACGCGCATCGTCGTGCCAAATTCAACCGACGTACGCAGCCCCTGTGAATTGTATGCAGTAGCCGGACGATGCAAACAGTAGTTGCTGTTGTTCGCTGGGACCACAGCTGTCGGAAATGACTTGCGGTAGTAGCGCTGACACAATGCCAATTCCAAGGCATCCGGGCGTTGCTCAAAATCAGTAGCGACACTACCTACTTCGATTTGAATGTTGGAGAACTGGAAATCACCAGATTGGCGCCCAACGCCGGCAGCACGAGCATCCCAATTGCTACCCGCATCCAGCCACAGGATCAGCGAAAGATAGCCCTCAGTTGTGGTTCCGAACGTCTTGCCTGCGATACCCGCGAGGGTGAACGTCCTGCTGATACGTTGCCATCCACCAGTAATACCCGTTACAAGCTGACTATTTCCAACGATCGATGCAGACGGAGAGCCGCCCGTACCAAACGTCATTTCGAATTCCATTCCGATTTTGGTAGCCGACGATGCGCGCACCAGCATACTGACGGTAACCGTTTTTCCTGCAAGCAGCCTTACACCGTTCTCGATACGGTATTGCAAAGTGGCGAGGCTGCCGTTACCAGCAACCTGACCCACGCTGCACCGCATGAAGTATCGGGCGTTGAACAAGTTTGTGGGATCGCCCAGCTGATGTTCCGCTCGAATGCAGTCGATAGTGTCACCGACCATCACCGGAATGAAACGATCAGCGGTATAGGCGACGTTGGTCATCCCCACGAACGATGTACCACGTTGCCAGAACCGGAAGTCACCATTGATAACAATGTTCTTGCCAGGAATGCGTGCGCTCAACGCCGCGTCGGCGGCTTCTCGAATTGCCGACTCGGCCGCAACGTGCTTCCCGCGGTCGGTGGCCTCCTGATCGATGCGAACACCCAACGCCGTCAGGCGCTGCTCGGCGTCCTGGAAGTTCTCGTTGCAGGTCGCGAACGCGGTAAACGCGTCGTCGCCAGGGCGGCCGTCCGGCTGGATGGTGGTTTGATCGATGAGTTTCTGCGGCATATGTGTTCTCTGCTGTTGATCGCCCACGGCAATGCGGGCCGGACATGCCGGCCCGCGCCTTGTGCGGTTTCAGTTCTCGACCGAGATGATCGACAGGCTCTGCGTGATGGACTGCTGCTGGAAGGAGCCGGACTCGTGCCTAACGTCCTGTTCGGTGAAGCTGGTGATCACCGCGCGGTAGGTCATCGTCTGCGCGCTGGTGCTGGTGTCGTTTATGGTGAACGATCCACCCCAGGTGGAGGTGGCGCTGTCAGGGCCATCCTGTTCATTGAGGATCATCACCGAACCGCTGACGTTCAGGACCTGCCACAGCGATTCAGCGCCCTCACCGACCCGCCGATAGATTTCCACACGCGCCGTGTTCTGGCCCGCGCCCGCGACAAAGCCGTCACTGCCGTAGGTGGTCTTGGTCCGGATATGCCGGCGGGAGAAGCTGACAGTGACGCTCCGCACGCGGCCGTTGGTGGCGAACGGGCCGTTGACCAGCTCTACGCCGACGGTCTGCGTGGTCGTCGTCTGAACCGCGTTGCGCAGGATGCCCGCCGAAAGCTGGCCACCGAAGTAGGCATTGCCGTTGGCATCCATCCACATCACAGCGTTGGCCTTCGACGCAGCACCCGCACCGACGTTCGGCCCGAAGTAGTCCACCAAGTTGTCGCCGGCACTGCCGAAGTTTGTGCCAATGATGCGCTGAGCAGACCCTTTCCAGACGCGCAGGAAGCCACCGCGCCATTCCATCCCTTCACTGGCTCCGGGCGAGATCACCTCGAACGTGTTGCTGGAGAACCGGGTGTTGACGACCTGACCGTTGTTCTCGATGACCATGCCGCCGATCAGCGGTCCGCCGCCACTGTTGGCGATGACATTCAGGAACGCCCTTGCCAATACCTGAGTCAGGCCGTTTTCGGTCTGGACCACCCGGGCCTCCATGCCCTGCACCACCTGCGCGCTGGCCTTGCTGTCCACCTCAGCCTTCACCGATTGCAGTTGGCCAGCCAGGTCTTCACGCCCGCGCGCACGTCGCGGTCTCCGGCGTTCCAGTCCCGATCGCCGGCGTGCTTGTACGTCACCTGCGCTTCCAGCGACGACGTTCTATCGCCGACGGCCCGGATGCCCTCCTCCGTTTCTTCCACACGGGTCGAGACGGCATCTAGCGCTTCCGCAGAGGCCACCTTGCCGTCGCCGGCGGGCATCCTCGCGGACACCCGCTCGATCGCCTCAGCGTTGGCGCTGTCGCCGTCTGCGCGCGCCTGGCGCTCCTCGGTGACGCTGGCCTCCGTAGCCACCGTCCCGTCGCCCGTAGGCATCCGGGCCTGGATCACCTCGATCGCGCTGGCGTTGGCCTCATCAGCCGTGACCCGCGCATCGCGCTCCGCGGCGAACAGGCCGCTCGGAACCTGGGACAGGTCGCTGCCCTCGTAGTCACCCCGCAGCTGCACGGCCAGCGTCTCGCGCTTGCTGGCCTCGGCCACGTCCGCCGCTACACGGGCGCGAGCTTCCTCCTGGACCAGCGCCACACCGGCACCGGGCGTCGGACGCCCGATGGCCACCCAGTCGGTCATGAAGTAGCTGGAGACGGTCTGGGTCGCGCCGAACTGCAGCCGGATGGCGTCGACCTCACCCGGCCACCAGGCGATATCGGCCACGTCGACCGTGCCAACGCCATTGTCGTCCCACCGCGGCTCCGGGATCGCCGCCCGCTTGTCCACGTCCCACGCCTGGTCGACCAGCGTGATCCACTGCAGAAAGCCGTCCCACGCGGCGTCGCCAACGCGCTTCACCCTCAGCTTGACGAAGCGGTAGGCGCTGCCGTCGACGCCCAGGGCTGCCGGCGATTGAACATACGGGTTCTCGGTGCCGTTGGCCGGCCGCAGCCAGCCATCGACCACCGTCGGTGGTGACCCGTTGCCGGTCCACTCCTCCGCGGCGGTGTCGAAGTACCAGATGCGCAGGCTGTCGAACTGAGTCCCGCTACGGCCCCTCCGGAGAGGGGCCACGCTCAACCACGTACACGACGCCGGCCAGATCGACAGCCGGCCATTCCAGCAGCACGCCGTCGGCCACCGGGTTGGGGGTTACCCCATCCACCGGTGGCACTTCGGGTGGCCGGTGAACGACCGGGAACCAGTTCGAGTAGCGCGCCGCCGCCGGAGACGGCGACGGCAGCGCGCCCACACCTTCGAAGAAGTCGCCGCCGGGTGAGTTGATGTTCACCACCACGTCTTTGTCGCCGATGGCGCGTAGCGCGGCGCTGATCCGCTTGGCGGTGACGCCAGTGCCCTCCCAGTTTTCGCCGATCGAGTCATAGATCGAGATGCTGTTCGCGTCGTTCCCGGCGCCGCGGCTGCGCCGGCATATTCGGTGTCGAGGGACGTGCGCATGCGCTCGTAGGCCACGTCGCTGAGCGCATTGGGCACCTCGATGGCACCGCCGGCCATGTTGCCGGTCTCAAAGATGCGGCTGGCCGCCTGCTCTGCATTCAGCGCCAAGCGGATGGCCCGATCTGCCAGCTTCATCCTGGACAGGCTGGTCACGCCGTCCATCGTGATCAGCGAGTTGGCCTCTTCCACCATCAGCTTGGCTTCGTCGCTGTCGATGTGGCGGTCGGCCATCGCATCCACCGCAGTGCCCGACAGGCGCCCCACCCGCGTGGTGATCTCCAGCAGCTTCGTCTGGATGGCGCCAATCTCGTCCGACCAACCACCCTCCGGTGGCGGCGGAACCGTGGCGACGGCCATGCCGAACTGCCCGGCCAGCGCCTGCATCCAGTCCAGGGCGTAATCGCTCCCGCCGGCCTTCTCCTGTATCCATACCGAGCTTGGCGCGCAGCGCGCGCTTGCTTATGCGACTGTCGATCAGGGCAGTCACCTGCACCTTGGCCTGGGCTATCGGGGCTGGAGCGCGCGACCCATTGGCGCCCGATGGGGCTGGGGCAAACACAGCGGGGAGCAGGTCATAGCGGGAAAGCGCTCCGCCGGTCGCCAACTCAATCTGGACCGCTCGCTCAGCGCGAATTGCAGTCGTGCCCTTCTCCCATTGCGAGACAAGGCCCTGGGTGGCAGGCGTGCCCATTTCCGTCAGCAAGGCGGCGAACGCAGCCTGCGAGAGGCCCTTCTCTTTTCGGTAGGTGACGATGTCCATTGCCCAAGTATGAGTGCCGCTGATATTAGCGTCAATAGCGCCCCTATTGGACTGTCATGAACGTGTTCATTAGCGTTCCTGATATGGAATCGTCGCGCAAAGCCAAGCCAACCAAAGCGGATATCGCGGCCGCGGCTCGCCTTAAGTCCGTATGGACCTCCAAGGCGAGGAAGCTAGGGATCACTCAGGAGAAGGTGGCATTGGAGCTTGGTATCACCCAAGGGGCCGTAAGCCAGTACCTCAACGGAAAGATCCCGATGAACTTCCGAACGCTGAAGGTCTTTGCGGCGTCGTTGGGCATCGAGGACACGGAAATTAGGAACGATCTCCCAGAGCAGCAATTCACAGCTACTAATGCCAAGGACGACGACTACGCTGATGTACTCGGCTACTCACAGGCCGCGGGCTTAGGTTCAGGCGCAGAAGCGGTCGAGTACGCAGAAACCCACAGCCTAAAATTCAAGAAGACCAGCCTCCGGAGGCGCGGCATCTACGGCCGCAACCTTGCCGTCTACTACGGCAAGGGCGACAGCATGGAACCGACCATCAAGGACGGAGATGCCATCCTTTTCGACACCTCTGATACGCGAGTCGTGGATGGTGTTCTCTACGTCATCCAGGTCGATGGCTACGCGAATCCTGAGTTCTATGTGAAACGCGCCCTGGTGCTCGACGCCGGCGTCTACTTCCAAAGCGATAACCCGCGAGGCGACCACCAATGGCAGAAGCCGAAGCCAATGGCGTCGAAGCGACACCCGATCACCGTCATCGGTCGAGTCCATTGGATTGGCGGATGGGCTGACTGAGGCCACGGGAGGCCGTACATGAACGGACAGGTCGCAGGCTCCATTCTGCCCATTGTGGAAATCACTGAGCGGAGTTCCGATGGTAGGACGATGCCATTCAAATGCCGAGGCGAAGATGGGCACCTCTATTACGTCAAGGGTAGATCAGCCACTCATGAGAGCTTGATCTGCGAGTGGATGGCTGGGCACCTCGCCGCCCGGATGGGACTGAATTTGCCTCGCTGCGCGATCGCTGCTGCGCCCGCCGGCTTGGTGCGCCTGCACCCGGAGGGGCGGGAGCTGGGCAGCGGCCCCGTCTTCGCTTCAAGAGCAGTGGAAGGGCTGAACTGGATAACATACGCATCTAGGCTGAGGGTGCCGCTACCAATACGGCGGGACGTTCTCGTATTTGACTGGTGGGTCCACAACGCCGATAGAACCTTGACAGAGACGGGCGGGAACCCAAACCTCCTCTTCAATGCGGAGTCAGAGGAGCTTGTTGTCATCGATCACAATTTGGCGTTTGACGCCGAGTTCGATGAAACGACGTTCCTCCAGACCCACATCTTCGGAGATGAATGGAACCCGCTTTGCCAAGACCTGGTGGAGATGGCAAATTACCAAGCTCGGCTGAGCGAAGTACTGGCAGACACATGGGACACCGCCTGGGCGAGCGTTCCTAGCGAATGGCTGTTTCACGATGATGAACAGACCATCCCCGTAAATTTTGACGAGCCAGCCTGCAAGGCGCTGTTGGCTCGGTGCATCCATCAAGACTTCTGGAGGCTGGCATGAAGACCAAGGTTGCCTGCCAATACGCGATTGTGAGGTTCATCCCTTACGCCGAAACTGGCGAGTTCGCCAATGTGGGGGTTGTACTCGCGTGCCCTGAACTTGGGTTCCTGAAGGCTAAGTTGGCTCCCACGAACCGTACTCAACGCGTCACGGACTTCTTCCAGGGCCTCGGCCCTAGGATCTATCGTGAGGCAATGAAGTACGTTCGGTCAGAAATTGTGCGCATAGCAAATGCGGTGCAAGATGGCGCGCTGCCGGCGCATTACGCGTTCGACTCGATTACTCGCCCCAGAGAGGCCCTGATGACATTCAGCGCAACCCGGGTCATCTTGGCAGACAGCCCCGATCAAGCATTGACGGAGTTGTACGAGCGATTCATTGAACGTGACTTCGCGACCAAGGAGTACCACGAGCAGATCCTTACCAAGGGTGTAGGGAAGATTCTTAGCGGTGCTCGCCTTAAGACCTATTTCGATGACCTCCCCGTCGGCGACGACAGCTTCAGCGTGAAGTTCCCCTTCGTGTCTACTAGTCAAGACGCGCCCAAAGTCGTGATCAAGCCGCTCTTCCTTGGTCAGGATGAGCCGAACAAGATCTTCGAGCACGGCGGGATATGGGTTCACAAGGTGGCGCGCTTGAAAAAGCACCGGCTACTCCCGCAGCACACGCTGTTCGCTATTGAGGCTCCAGTGGCCGGAACTAGCATCAGCACGAACCGCTTGAGGGCGACTCGCGAGATCACGGAAGAGTTGCGAGAGCTGAGCGTTGAAGTGGTAGACGCATCGGACAGGCCGGCCATTCTCCACTTCGCAGAGAAAGCCGTACCGCGCTACTGAAAAGGCCCCGCTCCGGCGGGGCTTTTCTTTGGGGACGGCAGAAGCTTAACGCCTTCACCCGCAATATAAGCGCCCCTATTGACCAATAGAATTAGCGCCACTAATCTATTCCTGCCGCCCAACACCACCCCATCCCGGGGCCGGGCGCAGGAGATCACGCATGGCCACCCTTTCCTTGGGCTGCCGATCGGCAGAGATGAAAGTCACCGCTGACCACGTCAGCGAACGAGTCATCGCAGACATGGGCGCTGCGGCCCGCCGCGCAGCGCGCGCACAGGCAGGTGCTGCATGAGCGCTAAGGTGGACAACCAAGACAAGGCGCTCGCGCGCTTCCGTGTGGACACTGCTCAGCACCAGATGGAGGTGCTCCAGGACAACGGGCTGCACCGGCACCTGAAGTTCAGCAATGCCGGGAGCAGTGTCTATCGCTTCGACATCGTCACCTGGCCGGGATACCTGACCATCAGCGGCGACATGGGCACGTCGGTGTTCAAGCGCATGTCCGACATGTTGGAGTTCTTCCGCAATGACCAGCGCAGAGAAGATGCTCCGGACGTTCTCCGCATCAATCCCGGCTACTGGGCAGAGAAGTGCGTGGCCAACGACGGCGAGGGGAAGACGTTCGATGAAAACCTGTTCGAGCAGGTCGTACGGGAGCACTTCGACCACTACATGGCCGAGCAGGACGACGAGGCGGTGGGCTTCGCTGCGGCGCGTGACGCGCTCTGGGATCACCTGAAAGCTGAGGTGGTGGACGGAGCCGATGACACAGCCAGTGCTCTGGAGCGCTGGGCCGGTTTCAAGGTCGGTGAAGACAACACCAGCTACTGCACCAACATGGTGGATCCCGATAGGTACGCGGGTTGGTTCGAGGACTTCCGGGTTCAGGACGCCTGGGAATGGTCCAGCTCCGTCGAGGATTACACCTTCCACTTCTACTGGCGCCTCTACGCGATTGGTCACCTGGTGGAGTGCGCCTGCAGGTCGACCAGCAAGCATCCTGATCCCGCCAAGGCCATCGAAGCGTGGCGCCGGCTCAACCAGCCAGCACGCGGCGCGCGGGCGCCAGCCCTAGCCGTGCCACCTCCTAACCGCTCGCCCATGTTGCCGAAGGTGTAGTACATCAGCCCGAGGCCACCCACCACCGCAATTGGCAGCGCGATGTAGTACCAGGGAATCTTGCGCTCAGTGGTGTCCAGCTCGGTGGACTTGTAAAGCCCCATCGGGCGTTTGGGAAGCGCTTTACGCTTCACCACCAGCGGCGTTGCCTTCTCGGCCTGCGCCTCAAACCGATCGAACTCACGCAGGTGAACGAACTTCGTGCCAAAGCGACGGCGCACGTGGACATGCCGCTCAATGAGGTCGTGCACAAACTGATCGCACTGCTTATCGGGCGACTGGCTGATGAAAATAAAGTCCAAGCCACGATGACGATGTTTCGCAAGCTGTTCGACGTGATGCGGCACCTTCGAGCCTGGCGGTCGCTTCGGCAGCATGTTGTGCTCGTACGCCTCATCGACCAGGGCGACTGCACCATCAGGGAGAAAGTTCGGCCAGTCGCGGAACTGCTCTGGCGTCATCTCCAACACACCCGCCTTGGCATAGTCGAACTCGCGGATATTGCAGGCATACACCGCCCTGCCCTGATCCTTGAACTCCAATAGCCGGTCAATGCCGTGCAGCGTCTTTCCGTGACCAGGTTGGCCGGTATACCAATAGATCATGACCCGGACCCCAGCTGATCGGCCACTGCCTTCGGCACGATGAACACCTTCCAGGTAAGCCGAACCGTCAAGGCCGAAAGAATCATCGACATGGCAGTGCCGACGCCCAAATAGCCGAGAAGCTCTTGCGCCGGCCCACTGATGCCGCCGATGTACTGCAGCACGAACGCCTTGAGATTCGGCAACACCGCATTGAACGTCACTGTGGTAAGGCCGAACGTCGCAAGGATGCGGGCGAAAATCCCCGCTGCCGCATCCTTCAGCGTGCCGACCAGCAACACAACCGCCTTAAGAATCCATGTCCAAACCATCATGATCAGAACCCCCAACCCATCAGGATTTTCAATGCAACGAAAGCGGCAAATATCTGAATGAGCCCGCGCAGAATCGCCGCCGCTTGGCAGAAGTAAGGGAAGTCAGTGCCACTGATCGTCTGGCCCATCAGCTTGAACGTTGGCGGCGTGGGGCACGATCCACCGCCGAACATGTTGCTCGTATCGAGCAATCCGGTTGATACCCCGATACCCCATTTCTTGGCGCCCTGGACATCGGTTGCACTATCGCCAATCGGAGCAGGATCGCCGCTACCTTCCAGCACATCCGCCACGCCATTGCCATTGGCATCGGCGTTGTTTCCGGGCGTCTCCGTCTTCCCCGCAGCGAGCTTCTCCAACGCGCAGGCTGATCGCCACTGCATCAGCAGCCCGGCGTACTCCATCGCGTTGCATTTCTCGCCAGTGCAGGTAGGCATGCCTGCCTGAGAACACTGACCGCCGCTGATGTTGTTGTTGCGCCGCGTGTTGCAATCAATGCGCCACTGAATTCGCGCCTGGCCGCACATGATCGGCGATCCGCTACACGACGGAGGCGACGAACACGTATCACCACCTGAAAATGAATCCTTATCGTCTGGCCCGGTCGGATCAGGATCGCCATCGTTGTCCTTATCGCGCTTACACGTGCCGTCAGGCCCGCGCACCTCACCAGTTGCGCACGAACCATCGCCAGGAATGCACTGACCTGAAGGACTGCGGATCATGCCGGACGGGCATTCTTCGTCCTTCTTCTTGCAGGAGCCCGCCACCAACGCCATGCCATCAGGGCACGCCTTGTCATCGGTACACGCATTACCAGTCTTCACCTTGCCCTCAGGGCACTCAGGCTCAACGGGTTGGCATACGCCGAGCATCCCGTTCCACACCATGTTCTTGCCCTGAGCATCGCAATCAGGCTTCTTGTCGCAGACCTTACCGTTTGGAGTGTAAGTCGTGGTGTCATCGCCGTTATCACGGAAGACCGACTCACAGCCATTCATGCACCTTACGGAGCCAGATGGAGGGAAAAATGATGTTGTCTTGCCGCCACGTTCCGAACAGCCCTTGCTGAAATAGAACGTCTGCAGGCCGTCACGATATCCGGCGCAACCGGTAGAACCGAATGCCCCGACATAGCTCATCCCGCTCCCCTTCCACACGCAGGGAACATAGGGGCTACTCGAAACGGAGTTCGCGTAGGCATTTGCTTCAGCGAAAGCCTGGCCTTCATCGCACTCAGATGGATACGAGGTGCACTGATAGGTGGCAGCGGACACGCCTCCGCTATAGAACATGCCGACGCCGATCAGCACTAGTGTCGCAAGCAGTACAACGTAGCGATACGCGGCCATCACATTCCCTCGAATGCAAGCCAGCACGCGCCGCAAACAGCAACGATGATGAAGTACCCCATGACCCTTCTCCCAATAAAAAGGGGGCGAACGTTACCGCGCGCCCCCTGCTCCGCCCAGGACACCCGCGTTAGCGAGCCTTCTTGACGTAGCCCCACAGGATGATCGCGCCCAGGATCACCGCTGCAGCGGCAACCACCAGCATCACATCGGCCTTACCACCCGACAGCTCGCCCGCGATCGCGGCGCCCGGTGAACCCGAACCACCCGATGCCAGGGCGGCACCGGATGCCATCAGGGTGGCGATACCGGCACTGACCTTGGCCGGGACGGAAGCGCCGGAGCGGCGCAGGTTGTTCTTCAGTTCCATGATTTTCCTCGTCATTTCAGTAGACCCCTAGCCGCGCCGCGCGGAATACGAGGCGCGCTTTCAACCCGATTGCCCAAACGCCAACAATGGCCGCCGCGACAAGGGTTCCATCAGCCACATCAAGGGGTGGAAGAATGGGCTGGTGGTACGGCATCCAGACCGGCACCGAACACGTCCCGTCCTGCTGCACGTTCTCCGCAGCACAACCGACAACGTAGAGAGGTGCCGGGCCAGACATGATCAGGCCGCCTTGGTGGCGGGCTGCGGCTTAGCACCTGCCGGATCGACCAGCGTCATACGGCGAGCCAGTTCCACGCCGAAGCGGCCCGGAACAAGATCGGTGGTGACATCCCACTCCTTCACCGCACCAACCGGATAGCCCTTGTCCAGGCCATCCACTTCGACTTCAATCTGGATGCGCATGGCTTCGGTTTCGAGCGTTGCGCGCTGGCTGTAAACAGGCTTCTGCATGCCGGTCTTGGTGGTGACAGTGCGGGTTTCGACATTGCTGTTAATCGTGATCTTCGGAGCGTTCATCGGTCTGTTCCTTTTGGCTTCGTGTGAGATTGGTCGTTTCGAGGTGCCCTACCCCTCCCCAAGCCCCAAGGGGCCCCCGGGCAGCCTTGGGGTGCTGACCGGGGGTATCGGCTACAGGCGTAGTCGATGGGGCGCACCATAACCGGCTACACCCGTAGCCGTCAACACCTGTAGTCTTCGCCCGTAGTCAACGGGTGGAGACGGTCATGGATTGGGTAGAGTTTTTCGAGAAAACGCGGCAGGCAGCAGGCGTTGAGAGCTTTGCAAAGCTCGCTCCGAAGCTCGGTATTTCCGATGGCGCCATTTCTCACTACCGCACAGGAAAGCGCGTGCCCCAGGTGTGGGTCGTTGCAGAGTGCCTGAAGATTCAGGGCCATCCGCAGCCGGAAAAAGCGGCAATTCAGATCATGAAATCAGAGGCGCAAACGTCGCCGGAGCGGCACTTCTGGAAGCGGCTAGCGGCCACCGCCATGGCGCTGATGCTGGCAGTAGGCTTCGCCCTACCGCATGAGGTGCAGGCAATGCCGCAACCAGGTAATGCCTTGCACGATATACATTATGCGAAATGCTGTATCGGGCTGTCTGTGCGTTCGTGTCCTCCGCGTGGCAATGGCTGGGCCTCTGGCTTGGCTCTTGCCTGCACCCTCAGTCCCCGGCCAAGGATGAGATAGCGGCATGATTGAGTTCGACCCGCACCAGCGTATTGACCTGACCGGCCCTTGGGCCGGTTTTTCTTTCCTCGGTGATCGACTGATCACACCCGAAGGCCGCGAGCTGCTTCCCGAAGACCTGGCCTGGCTGTCGCTCACCGCCTGTCAAGCACAGGAATGGCGCCGGATGATGGAAGCTGCACGCTCGGCGCCGTCGATCGACAGTTCCAGAAATGAGCGCAATCGCGATGCCGGCATTCACCATCATCCTGCCACTGTCGTTAATCTGCGGGATGTGGTGAGCCGGCGCAAACAGCGGTCGGCGGTGGCGATGGCTGGCCCTGACGCCGAGCCACCAGCGGCAGTCCTGCCGGTACCGGGGCCGAGACCTCGCCAGCGCGTGTGAGGCGCTCCCGTAGGGGCGCTGCCCCTACACCCCGGCAATGGCCGCCAATGGCTACTTGCAGGCGGACCAGACCTTGTCGTCCATCTGGCGACCGACCATGTAAGGCCGGTTGGAGCCGTACATGCGGAAAACACGCTCCCGCTCAGCCTTGGCGGCTTCGCATGCGTCCGGGTCCCTGTACTGGGAAATGCTGTGGAGGCGTGCGCCGCCACCGCCATTCCGATAGACAGGCCGCGTTGGTGCAGGCCGAGGCGCGATAGACGCTGAATTCTGCTGACGAATGGCGTCCAAGCGGCGCTCATTTTCAATGACACCCTCAGATCGAGGTGCTACCTCGACCGACCACGTCTTGGCGGCCTCACCGTTGGCGCACGGCGTTGACTGGTATTCGGTCCCGGTCTTGGTGACGCACTTGTAAATCTGCTGGGCGGCCGCAGGCGCGGCGAGTGCACACAGCAGCAATCCGGCTGCAATCCTTGTGAACATGGCATCCCCCTGATGCTTGAGCGCCCAGGGAATGGGTGGCGCTCACGGCGGCAGTATAAGCGCCACCAGCCCAAGGCAGGCCAGATGGCCCACGTAGTAGCCGTAGAAGGCCCACCGGCCACGCGGAACCGGCCACGCCACCGGGGACAGGCCCAGCGCCACCGGAATCGCTGCGAGCGCCCACAGGTTGCCGTTGAACCAGCAGATCGCCGCGAACGCCGGGACCAGCAGCCAGTACTGGCCCCAATGGAAGGCCAGCCACGCCAGCAACACGAACCCTACCCCGGCCCATTGGTAGTCCACGAATGCCGGCAGCACCACCGCGGCGAATGCCAGGACAACCCACCTTCGTTGGCCGGCTGCGTAGATGGCGGCGGCACACAGCGCGAACGTGAGCAGGATGTTCAACGGTATCCAGTACCCGAACGCCAAGGCATGGACCGGCTGTGCGATCAGCCCCCACATGCCGAGCCTGCGCACCGACTTGACCGGGTCGGCGCCGGGCTGGGCGAGGTTATAGGCCATCACCAGCGCGAACAGGGGGAACGCCACCCTGCCCGCCTCGCTGAGACCTGGCACATAGCCGCCATAGATGATCTTGGCGACGTGGTCGCACGTCATGAGAACCACGGCCAACCACTTCAACACCTCGCGTGCGCTGCTGGTCATAGCTTGTTCGGCCCCGGCGCCGTGGTCATGTAGCTGGTCGTTGCGTGGGGCGGCGACTCAGGGAAGCTGCCCATGCTGCGCTCGACGTGCTGTAGCGCGACGCCTGCGGCCTCGCTGCGGATGCGGCGGGATTCCTCCTGAAAGTGCGCAGACTGCTGGTAGTCATTCATGCGCCGCGCCTCGGCTTGATTGGTGTCGAGGAACGGCTCGTACTGCCCGTTAACGGCGACCATTCGGCACTGCTCCTGATCCATCACGTACGTGGTGCCCTGCTCGGTCTTGCAGCTGCAACGCCCGATCTGATGCTCGCCGTTGGCATCGAGCCCATCGCCGGAGGCCATGCAGTACACCCGGGGCGGCTGGTTGGTCGGAATCGAAAGGCTGTCGTACGCGGGCGCGGTCCACGGCTGGCCTTGAATTCGCGGCGTGACCCATGCCACGTAGTCGCTACTTCGGGTGATCGCCGGGGGCTTGTCGGCTTGCGGCGCGGCTGCGACCGTCGCTCCCGCTCCGTTCTCCGCCGCTTGCGGCGCCTCTGCCTTGGGTTGCCCCGTTTCAAGCTCCCCCGATAGCTGGGCATGCACGCGATTCACGGACCACCACGCACCACCGATCACCGCGAGCAGCAGCGCAGCCGCTGCCGGGTAATACCAGGGGATGGACCTCTCGCTGGTGTCCATCACAGTGGACTCATACAGACCCATCGGACGCTTGGGCAGCTTGACCCGCTTCAAGATGAGCGGATGCCCCTTCTCAGGGTTCTTTTCGTAGCGGTCGAAGGTGCGCAGATGCGCGAACGGCAAGCCGAATCGACGACGCACGTGGACGTGTCGCTCAATGAGGTCCTGCGCGAAGTCGTCGCACTGCCGGTCAGGTGACTGGCTGACGAAGATGAAGTCCAAGCCGCGATGACGATGCTTTGCCAGCTGCTCGACGTGGTGTGGAACTGCCGAACCGGGCCGGCGCTTGGGCAGCATCCCGTGTTCATAGGCCTCATCGACCACACACACCGCGCCGTCAGGAAGGAAGTTCGGCCAGTCACAGAACTGCTCCGGCGTCATCGGCAGCATACGCGCTTCGTCGTGCTTAAAGCCGCGCACGTTGCACACGTAAACCAACCGCCCCTCATTGCGGAAGTCGATTGCATGATCGATCGCGTGCAGCGTCTTGCCGTGTCCAGGCTGGCCCGTATACCAGTAGATCATTCCTTGGTCACTCCCAGCTGTTGAGCAGCTGAGGTGGGCATGGGGATGATCTTGAACATGAAGCGTACCGACAGCGCCGAAAGCACCATCGTCATGAACTGATCGAAGCCCACCGCGCCCAAGAAGTTGTGCGCCCAATCAGGGAGGCCGCCGACGTAGTCGCTGATAAAGGATTTCAACTGCGGCAGCACCTGATTCATGGATACCAGCGTGATACCAGCCACGGATAGGCCCTTGGTGACGATTCTGCCGATGCCACCAAAAAGCACGGTCCAAACGAGGTTCACGCCACGCGTGATCCATTCCCAAACCATGGTCATGATCCATCTCCAAAGACGATGCGGAACGAAATGAAAGCGCCCAGCAGCAGCATCACGGCACGCATCGCCGCGACCAGCGGACACCACCATGTGACGCTATCGAGAGACACCGCGCCGAATCGGCCAAAGTCCACGGTGCCGAACTGCGGGCAGGAGCCGCCGCCAAAGCCGCTTTTGTCGATCAGGCTCTCATCGAACTTCCACGACCACTTGCCGGGGCCGTCAACGTCTTCGGCTCCCTCATGCGGATCACCATTGTTGCCTTCCCCGGAACCCGGCTTGCCGCTGCAAAGCTGCGCCCGCTGGGCGCGAAGTTGGTTGGCCTGCAGGCTGTCACCCGTCACCGAGAACGGCGCATCGCAGTTGCCCACGTCGCCGGTCACGGTGCCGGAATTGCCCTTCTCAGTGGCGCAGCGCGTTGCCCAGGTCTGCGACGCGATCATGCCGAGAATCGGATCGCCACTGGTCGTGGGTGGCGTCTTGCAGTCGCCGCCACCACCAGCGCTGTTGCCGTTGCCCTCTTCGCCACCGCCTTCCCCCGGCGTGCCGCCGTTGCCGTTGCTGCCGCCCTGCCCCGGACCCGACCCGTCACCCGGCGTGGGATTATTTCCGTTGGGCTCGCCCTTGTTGTTGTAGTAGTTGTAATTGTTCGTGGTGTTGCCGTTGTTGTTCGTGATGTTTCCGCCACCACCATTGGGCTGCCAGTTCTCGCCCGGGCGATTGGTCGGCGGGTTAGCAGGCGTGTTGGGCGCACTGATCGAAGCGGCCTGCGTGCGCGAATTGTTCGTGGCGATGTGACCGGTGGTGTTCGCTGTGTCGCTCGCACACGTCCTGAAGCCACTGGCCGTCCCCAAACAGGTTCTATCCTTGGACTTGCATACGGTGTACGCGCCGGCTTGATGGCAATACTCATCCTTCTTTTCAGGCTGAGCAGGCAAGTCGCTGTCGCATACATCGCCGGTCGCTTTCCATGTGCCGCGCCTGATGGGAATGCCGTTCGGATTGGCGGCGTCAGACAGCGTGAAGTTGACCGCAGGGTCAAGGTTCGGTTGCACCTTGCAGCCCTTGTTGCACACACCTCCGCTGTACAGCGTTCCATTGATCATGCCCGCCTCGCCGTCCAGGCGCGACTTGCAATCAGACCCGTAATAGAACGTGTTGACACCGGCCAGAGGACCGGAACCACAGACGCTGTCATAGATCAAAGCAACGTAAGAGCCTGTGCGCGGCTCCACACAAGGCTTATACGAGCCGCCAGCCGTCTTGCGCGCCCACTGCCACGCCTCGGCATACGCTTCGCCTTGATCGCATAGGCGCGGCGAGGCGGACAGGCACTTGTAGCTGTCCTGCGCATTGGCAGCGAACGGAACAGCTGAGGCGAAGACGCCAGCGGCCAACTGGACAAGCACAAGAAGGCACGCAGCCGCGAAGGTGCGCGGCATCATGAGTCGAAGGCAAGCCATAGCGCCCCCAGTACTGCGACGATCACGAAATAGCCCATAAGACCCCCCAAAAAGTAGGGGCGACGTGCGCCCCTACTTGGCCTGTTTGATGTTCCCCCACAGCAGAAACAGCCCCTTCACCGCTGCGAGAACCGAGAGAATCCCCGCGATGACCGAAGCGGCCGTCGCGAGGACCTCCATCACCGCTACCAGCACGGGCATGACACCCGGCTCCGATTACTTGGCGCGCTTGATCATCGACCACAGCAGGAACAGGCCCAGCACACCGGCCAGAACGACCAGAATGCCGCTGACGCTGGACTTGCCGTTGGTGATTTCGGCGGTGATGGCCTCCGCCGGGCCGCCGCTGGCGAAGGCCGAACCGGTGGCGACCAGGGCGGTTGCGCCGGTGGCAACCTTGCCTGCGGTCGAACGGGCGAAGGAAACGACGTTGCTGGCGATCTTGTTCATCTTCATGGTTGTACTCTCTGAGGTTGGTTAGAACCGCTCACGGGACACACGGGCGAACTGTCTGAAAACGACGCCCAGTGCCCAGCAGGCCGCGATAGCGAATGCGACTTGCGTACCCTCAGCCAGCGTGAGCGGTGGCAGGACTGGCTGAGGGTTTTCGATCCAGACCGGCACAGCGCAGACGCCATCGGCACCGATGTTCTGGACCGCACACGACTGGATGTAGACCGGGTCTGGCATGGATTAAGCCTTGGTGGCGGGCTTGGCCGACAGCGGAACGAGATCCACGTAGCGCTTCAGGACAAGGTCGCCGTAGGGCGACAGCGCGAACGATTTGGGATCAATGTCGTACTCCCCAGCCGGATACGGCGGGCGCTGGCCGAGGCCGACACGGAACGGCAACTCGAAGCCGTTGCCGAGGTCGAGGCCGACCATCTGGGAGCGGATGATGGAGTTGGTCTTGGCGTTGTGCTGTTCGTCGACAGCAGCCGACTTCACGCGGCAGATAGGCATAGTTCTTCTCTCACGTAGCGATGGAGTGGTTCACCCTTGGCAATACCGCGAAACCGTCCGGGGTGACCGTCACGGAGGATGCGGCTCTCTGCGAAGTCGGCCCATGAATCGCCGAGCGCTCCGCGAAGGACGTTGAGGAAAGGCCCTACCTGTCGATGCGCCCACTCGATACCCGCTTCGACAGAGGTTTCCACTTGCTTTTGCAGCGTGCGCAGTCGCGTGCACACGCCCGTAATGAGGTTCTGCAAGGCGCTGTACCGGCCGTCGCCGACAACGTCGTGCAGTTCAACCTCAGCCTGGCCGAGCAGGCGCCGGCCAGGAGAAAGGCCGCGGGAGGTGCCAATGGGCGCCGCTGAAAGGCTCGACCTATCAGGGAAGGATTGGTTGACCGTTGAGGAGGCTGCCCACTACTGCGGCGTCTCCAACAGCCAGTTCAGGAAGAACGCCATGGGCTACGGGCTCACGCCCCGCCGCTTCATGGGAAAGCAGTTGTACGAAAAGGCGGCGCTCTATGCCGCGATCGAAGGTGCAGAGGAATGGCAAAGGTTCGACTCTACTGGCGCGGCAGCAAGGCCTACCTCGACTGGGCGGAAGGCGGCGAGCGCTTTCGCCGGTCCATTGGGCAACCTGACGCCCGTGAGGCGGAGAGAATACGTGCCGCGAAAGAAGCAGAATTGACGCATGGCGTCCGGATCTTGGCGCGCCTGCCGAAGGTCCGCGACTACCTGGAGTGGTATCTGGACTGGTACGAGGCCGAGCACCCGACCACAATCTCGAAAGCCAGGAGCGAGGTAAAGCGCTTCATCGAGCGTTTCGGCCACCGGCCGATCGACAGCATCCGAGCGGTCGAGGTGGAGCAGTACAAGCGCGCCAGGTTGCTGGACGACAAGGCGGCAAAGGAGACTGTCGGGAAGGAGATTCGACGGCTGAAGGCGGCGTTCAATCGCGGCGTCGAATGGAAAGAGCTGGACGTGAACCCGCTCGCCTCAGTGAAGGCGCCTCGCGGCGTGCGAAGCGTGGCCGTCAAGTTCTATGACCGGGCGGCAATGCGCCGGCTGTATCGGGCGAATCCTGAGCGGGCGCCGCTGTGGCTCTTTATGGCCCACACCGGGCTGCGACGGAGCGAGATCATCGGCTTGGAGAAAAGCTCTGTCGTGGCTGGCCGCCTTCTCGTAGAAAGCGACCCGGACGAGAGCGGTGAAGGCCGGACAAAGTCTGGAAAGTGGCGGGAGGTTCCCCTCAACCGCTATGCAAGGTGGGCGTTGCGGCACCTGCCAGACCCGCTCGTAACAGTTCACAAGGATACGCTATCTGACTGGTTTAGGAAGGACGTGGAAAGAGCAGAGATCGGCGGGCACCTTCACCGTCTGCGTCACACATTTTGCGCTCATATGGTGATGGGCGGGGTTCCGCTTCGCCGGGTGCAGCTACTTGCCGGTCACGCCGACTACTCAACAACAGAAAAATACTACGCTCACCTGTCACCAGATGGAGATGATGAAGCCGTCGCTCTGCTTCATTTTTGAGCATCGCCATCCGAAACGGAATGATATCTCGCCATCAGCCTTGCATTCCCTTGCTTAGCATCGATCTTGGGAGTCCAGTCATTCCAAGGCATCTCCTCAACTCGATCTCGCGTCAAATAATCTGCTGCAGGCCTTAGTCGTCCGGCGATTCGCTCAAAATGCATAGCGACATTCTGACGCCTACGCTCGGTCGAACCATTTTCCAACGACTTAGCAGATCTCTTGAGGAGCGCCAGCAATGACATTGCCGAGAGCAAGCTGGACAGCACCGCCGGGGGAAGCCCACCTATAGACCCGTCATCTTTAGGAATGGCGTGCAAGTACAGATCTTCCGCGAACTTGACCAGGGTCTCATCTTTCAGTGCTTGCCAGTGCCTTGACACCCTCACGGCAATCTCCATGTCTGCAACAACGGGGGCCTGAATAAGCGCAACTGCCATCTGCAGAGAGACTCGCCTACGGTTTGCCACAGCCTTTTGACCAATTACGGCGATAGCAATGGTGGAAACTGCCGCAACCAGCGCGCCAAGCGCAGCGACCCAGTCAGCCCAAGAACCCCAGTTCGTCTCGTGTCCAACTGGTCTACTAGCCAGCGCTGCCGAAAGCCCAACTGCCACCCCGACGCAAAACGCAAAAGCGGCATAGAGAACCAAATCAGCCCAAATTGATCCATCTACGCGCTCAACGCTCCGCAT